ACTGAAGTGGCGGGTAATACTAGGCCGCCACTTAGGGGGTAAGAAAAAGCAGGAGGGTCTTTAAGAAACCCTAACCGGGCTCTAGACCCTGAACCCTAATCAATTAGATTTGGTTTATTTTATAATGCTTCGGCTGCATGACCCTGAACCCTAATCAATTAGAGTGGGTTTATTCAAGCATCAATGAAGCGCACGCGGCTACTCCACAAAAGTTGTGAATCGAGATTGCCGGCAGCGACGTTGCCAACGGTGACGAGATACAAAGCACCGCTAGAAATGCTTGCAATGGTTGCAGCAGTCCCTTCGAACACCATCGGAATGTTGACTTTCTTGTAGAAGTTGATCACATGTCCACCAGGACAGGGCGCGCAAACAAGGTCCGACGTGAAGTTTTGAGGGCCGAGTGCCAACTGCTGGTCCATGTGAACTTTGAATCGCTCTCTATTGGACATGTTCATGAATGAAGTAGGAGTCACCGCGTTCAAAATGTCCGCGATTGTTGCAATGACTCCATTCGTCTGTTGATCTTCCACAATCAGGATCCTGGCCAAATTTTGAGTGATCGTGGCCGAAGTCAAATCGGGGGTAAAGAATCCTCGAAGCTGAATGGCGGTCACATTCGTCCTCCGTCCAATGCGGTCCGTGAAATCCGTGCCGGTAGCTACCCCGTTCAACAAAGTCACGCTACCAGTAGTATTGACTGCCGTCGTTGTTTGAGCTACATCAATGACTTTCTTCTCGCCGGGGGATCGCACACTCGCCCCGTAAAAGCCTCCGGTACGATACGGTCCCCGCGTTCTAGCGTAGGTACGCCTTCCCTGAGCCCTGCGAACAACAGCCGCCGTCTGCTGGCGCTTTGAGTACGCCATGTCGAAAACACGCTTTCGCTTTCCTAACATTGGCATTTTATTCTCAGGGGCTCCAAAAACAAAAGTTGATAAATCAATTTTGAAAAATTAACACTGCCATGCGGGAATTGAATCCCAGCCTGATTCCGACCCATTTCTATAGGTAGAAGCTGAAGAAACGGTGTCATCTATAATGGCGGGAACTGCTAAGGAGTCTGGTTCCAGGAGGTCCTCTCGCACCCAGTCCACGGTTCTGTCAGATCTTGTCTGGCACGAAGTGATTCTTCTGAAAAGAGTAGGGAGCTCCATGTGTCCTCCGATCCGGTACCAGTTCTTGGGGTGAGCATTGGAGGTGACAAAGATTCGTCTTGCCACAAACTCCACGGCTCCTCCTTTTGTGTCCACGCTGAGAGGGTACTCATCGAAGAGTCTAAGGACCATGTCCCAGGTGATCCACCCGTAGAACTCGTCAATGACGACGTCGGATTGTCCGTCGTAACCATCCCACCATTCGCCTCCTCCCTTGGACCGGCGTTTCCAAAAGGCAGCGGGGGCGAGCTCCCTAACGGTATGGCTTTTCCCGATGTCTGTTTTCCCCCAGTAAACGTGAACTTCTGTTTTCCAGGAACGTGGCGACATTCTGAGACGCTTGTACTCTCGGATGCCTCGAGTGAACTTGACCATGGCCGTGAAATTGGATTCGAAGAGCTCGAGATCGCTGGCTCCTGAATCCACCTGCCGCTTAACGCTTTCCAGGTCATTTCTTTTGCCCTGTCCGACGGGCTCATCTCCGAAGGTCCAGGGCCCTTCGACTCGGGTATCTTCTTTGGTACAATAATCCTTCGCTTGACTATGATTTCCTCTTCTAGGTTCCCAATGAGCCGTTTGATCGAACTTCTTGAGGTAAGAGAGCCGTCTTGGGCTACTGAGTACGAGGTATCCTTGCAAGTGGGGGGTGCCCTCAACCCCTCTTTCAAGCTGCCACACACAGTACACTGGTGCAGGGCTCCAGTGCGACGGTAAGTCGGATGATGAGGGATTATTAATGGTAAATAACCAGGCTCGGCACTGGCTTCCACCAGCTGGCTCGCCAGGGACAACCTGTCTGACGACGTATTGTCCATTCACTTGACCTTCAGCGTCTTCGACTTGCATCGGTAAGTGAAGAGCAGTGTTGATAAGGAAGTTGGCACTCCCTTATATATGGATGCCACTCGGAGTTGAACCCCGATGACGTGGCATGACGCGGATTCTACTTAAAAGTGAATACCACGTCTAGGTGCTAAGTAAGTTAGCATGATAAGTGCTGACACTGAAGTGTCTGGCACTGAAGTGGCGGGTAATACTAGGCCGCCACTTAGGGGGTAAGAAAAAGCAGGAGGGTCTTTAAGAAACCCTAACCGGGCTCTAGACCCTGAACCCTAATCAATTAGATTTGGTTTATTTT